CACTGTACTAGAGCAGGCGCAAGAGATGATCCGCGATGGTCAACCTAAAGGTTCTTCCTCACCTGCAGAAGGTGGCAACCTACTGAATATGCTTATTGATATTAAGAAATGTTATGAAGAATTAGAGCAAGAAGATAAGCACATTCTTATGCTGCGCTATCACGAGAACCTTAAGTTAGAAGAGATAGGTGTGATACTAGAGTGTCACCACAGCACAGCAGATCGCAGATGTGAACGCGCTATGCGTGAGCTAAGTTCTAAACTCGGTGGGCAAAGTCCTTTCCAATGAATGAATTAGTGCTCTTTGATTTTCTTCAGTTTAATCTTTACCCAGATTTAGAGAGAGCACCTGGAATCTATGATGCCTTCGATTGTCAGAGCGCCAAGGCCGGTCACTTCATCGAACTGAAGTGTCGCCAAACCCATTATTCTACGCTACTTATAGAGCAGATGAAGTACCGCAAATTAATAGAGCAGGCATACCATCGTGATATGTTGCCCTTCTATATCAACAGCACACCACTTGGAATTTACTCCTTTGATCTCACAGAGATAGATGAGCCAGAGTGGTTTGTCCACCAGATGCCAGCAACAACAGAGTTTGAGAACGATAACAAGGTAGAGAAGGTAGTTGGTTACCTAGATATAGAGGAGGCTATCAAGCTATGACATATGACTACGAGTGCAGTAAGTGTAAGAATACATACACCATTGAGCGTGGCATTAGAGATACAGAAGTGTTACCAGTATGCGCTAGTTGTCAGCAGTCTATGTCTCGTGTCTGGTCTGCTCCTACTGTTGTCTTTAATGCACCTGGTTTCTATAGTACGGATAACAAATGACAGAGTATCCTAATTGGTTTAGTTATGTGCAAGCTAACTTCGAGGAGTTTCTTACTCCACTAGCCGGTGAGATTCGCTTACGCTTCTTACAACTTGGTGTATACACAGGGGATGCAACCATCTGGATGTGTGAGAATATCCTTACCTCTCAGTCATCTCTATTAGATGACGTAGATACGTGGCAAGGCAGTGATGAACCAGCGCACGAGGTTATGGACTTTGAGGATGTGTATAAGACTTACCTTGATAAGACAGCTGACTATCAAGATGGCATCATAGTCCACCGCAAGTACACCACCGCTTACCTTATGGATTATCGTACGCGTGAGAAAGAATATGATTTCATTTACATAGATGCAGACCACACTACTGTTGGTGTGATACTAGATGCTGAACTTAGCTGGCCACTACTAAAGTCCGGTGGCATTATGGCTTTTGATGATTACCTATGGGGTCACGAGTCCGGTGATCCTCGCCTTGCACCGATGGTTGGTATTGACTTGTTCTTGCATCGCCATCTTGGTGACTATGAATTACTTACTAAGAACAATCAAGTTTGGATTAGAAAGCACTAACCCCCAGTCGGAAAGAATAACGACTGAGGGCTAGTTGTGCTTCGAAAGGAGAGCAGTCAGACTATATCACAGATATTGCTGATGACCCACTCCACTACTGGTACTGCAACTGCATTGCCCATCTGTTTATATCTACTACTATCTGATTGTCCAGCTGTCCAATCATCAGGGAATCCCTGCAATCGTTCACACTCTACTGGTGTTAAGCGGCGAACAGTTCCCTTGTTTAACAAGGTCTGATCATTTGATGTTGCTATTGTCAATGACTTATCCTCACTAATCAAAGGGCCTTTGCCTCCACCTGGTTTACCTTCTCGCATACGCATAAGTGTTGCAACCATTGATACGTTGTTCCCTCCTGTACCCATACGAGATGTAAGGGTATTCATAGTATTGCCTTGTACTCTAGCTCCATCGTGGTAGTGAGGATGAAAGACAATGATAGTAGTACGCACATCTCCATTATCAAATGCGTTCATAGTAGGCATCACTCCCCCTTCAATCCACGTCTCGTAATCATCTTCATTCTGTGCTCGCCTACTCTTCGTGAACCACAACATTATCTTCAGGTCTCTTGTATGTAGTAGCTGTAAGGGTTGTTACTCCTGGGCTGTACTTAGCGAACCCTGTTTGACCAAAGCTTCTTGCAGTGCTTCCGGCAAGGTCTTGCCTCTGCGGTTGGCTCGTCTCAAGATTCCCTCGCACGCCTTGCTGCTTAAATAATATTTCTCCGGCGCTTCCGCTTGTAGCACGTCGGCAAGCGATGAAGACACGCTTGCGCCGTTGGGGTACTCCGAAGTACTGAGCATCAAGCACGCGCCAGGCGACAGAATACCCGAGGTCTGCCATCGTCCCGAGTACGACAGCAAAGTCTGCTCCGTTGTTAGAGGAAAGCAAACCAGGTACATTTTCGAGGATTGCGTACTCTGTTTGCGTTTCTTCCACAATTCTTGCAATCTCCCAAAATAACCCGCTTCGTGCGCCAGATAAACCAGCTCGCTTGCCAGCGACTGAGAGATCCTGACAGGGAAATCCTCCTGTAATAATTCCTGTGCTTGGTGTAAATCCTGCTCCAATTAAATCACTCCCCTTTACTGTAGTTACATCATCAAATAGTTTGCTATTAGGAAACCGGTGTGCCAATACTTCTTGACACTTCTTATCTATCTCAACTGCAGCTACAACCTTTACGCCGTTGCGCTCCATTGCTAGGTCAAAACCACCCACTCCAGCAAAGAGTGATACTCCTGTTAGATTACTCATTAGTACCAGTGGTGTCTTGTGTGCCAGCTAAGAGCGCGGCACGCGCTCCCTCGATAGCGATGACTAAGGTATCTAAAGCCGTGTAAGACTTGGATTCCAGGGTCGCTACTGCGCTCTCCAAGGAGTTGAGCAATTCCGTAAGCCGTACTTCGTTCTCTCCCTCTATTGTCCTTTGGCTTGGCAAGGTGGTCAAACCTGCTCTCACGGGTCCATAAGGTGACAAGGCACGCCGTCTCCCGTCTCGAATATCCGAGAGCACGACTATATTCTCTTGCGATTCGTTTGTTCTCACGCTTCTCCTCCATAGTTGCTTTGGTTCTCGCCACTATTACCGGATTTTGTTTGGGCATTAGCGGTGGTAGTGGGTCGAAGACCCACGTCATTAGTAGTGCCGTCAATATCAATCCACTTGCGACCTTGAATTTCGTCATTCGCCTTCTCCTGTTCCAACAATTCCTTGTAAGTATCGGGGTAGGCTTGTGCCAACCTGGTGAGAGCGCGATCTCTTGCTCTCCTATAGTTTCTATAGCTGACTGCTTGACTTGCTGCAGCCTTCATTCTCTTTTCTGTCATCGGCTAGCCTCTCTGACTATCGTTGTTATATCTAAAGGTTGGCCTACTAATTGGGCATCCTCCTCGTCACTCTCCCACCCCGACACAAGAATACGTGTCGCAGTAGGTGAGTTGGCTATCCATTTAAGGGCTTCTTCGGGGCGCTCCCCGCCCCATTCTGCCACCCCTTCCGAGTCTACTACTTCATAGAGCAGGATTAGATCAGACTTAGGTGGATGAAAGGCTATAACGTTACTCATCTTCTCCCTCTTCTACGTTAAATATGCGCCCTAGCGCACGATTAGCCCTGTTGAGCGTAGCGATAGCCTCGTTCAGCTCTTGATTCATTAGGTCTTCCATAGTCTCTCCCTTGCTCATATTCTGCACCCACAATCTTCTACTAGGTGATCACCACAGAGCATTACTTGAGCCGGTAGGCAAGGCACGCACCAAGCAAACTCGTTGCGGCCTTGTGATAGTTGCCCCTCTTGATTAGCCCACACGATATCGTCATCTTCAAAATCATCTTTACATTTCTCGCAAGTGTAATTCATTTACTCTCTCCCTCTCCCTCTCTCTTTAATAATTCGATTAACCTACCTATTACTATTTCAGCGTTACCGTAAAAATCTCTATGCTCTTTCATTTTACTTTCGCCCTCTCTCACTCTTTTAGAGTATTTATAAAATTTATCTTCAGCTTCTTTACGCTCTTGCTCTAATAAACTTATTACGTTACTCATTACTCTCTCCCTCTCCATATCCTTTATCTAAACAAGGTGGGCAGATATTGCCCCCCTCCTCTTCTTGCTGATCGAAATACTCCAAGCACTCCGCACATTTGATTTCGTTTAGCTCGTGGTTACTAAATGGGTCGCCGTCGTAGTTCATCAGTAGCCGCACTCTTCTCTAGCTTCGATTACTGTTCGGGCGTACTCCCAAACCTTAGAACCTTCGAACACTTCACGGGTTGCCCCGTCGAACCAATCCTGGAAGTGATACGTCACAGATATCACCTCTGCGCCGTCGTGGCTTACTGTTAAAAAGTCAGACGGACCGCCCCAAGATAGTTCTATCTTTGTTTCTTTCCGTGTTGTTACAGCTAGAGGGAAGTTATTCCACTCCTCAAAACCTTCTTCGCTGTCTCCCTCTCCGTAATATCCTTTCAGGATATCGGTGACGGATTCCTCAAGATTTGCAAGGTATCCGGTAATTCTTTCTTCACAGGTCTGTTCTTTTGTAGTCATTTCTTCGCCCTCTTTCTCTTGTTGTTGTCTTCTGCCCTACTTGCTAGGAACAGATTACCACACTCTACCGGTTAAGCAGAGTGTGATAATTCGCCACTAGTATTTGATTCCTCTCGCCTTACAGTAAATCCAATAACCTCCCTCCACTATCGCCCATAAAGCTGAAATGCCACAAGCCCACAGACCCACAGCCAACAGCGCAGAGCATAGGTACATAAGATCTTCGTGGTTCATCTCATTCCCCACATCTGCCGGATATCTTGCGCGGTTGGCATTGGCTTGCGCTCTTCCTCTTTTGCGTGGCAGACCAAGCAGAGATTATTGGGAAAAGTCTCGTAAAGTCTATGAATAGTGATTCCGCAATTCTGACAGTCTAGAAAATCGCTCATTCGCTGTCCTCCGATATTGTAATTTCTGCTGTTGTATAGGTTGCTTCTTCATTTGGCTCTATGATTTGGGTGACTGTGTCTGTCATCAATTCATCTAGTTCATCTTCTGTAAGTTCTCTATTTGTGGTAAAGGTAATGGTGAATTTGTACTCTTTAATCATCTTCCTATTCTCCCTTGATGTAGTTTTGGATTGATTGTGCGATTGTTTTGGCACTCTGTGGCTCATCGAATTGCTCAATGTCGTCTTCATAATCGTCTGTGTTGTAAAGGCTTGCCCCATAAGGATTGGCGTAGATGTATTTACCCCCATCTAATTCAACATAAGCGCACATCGTGAAACCGCCTGTCTGTTCGCTTGTTGCCTTAATTCCTAGTAAAGATAAAGCCTCAACAATGTCTTCAATTCCTTGTTGCTTGCTTGCTGTTGCACATCTTTCTTCATAATTGAAATTGTTCATCGGTAACGCCTTTCTGTAGTTGATGGCATAAGTATGCCCGACTCTGCCCCATAGTGCAAGACTATTTAGAAAGATTCTTTTGGCTGTGTCTTGCCTAAGTTACTGATCTTTTTTCTTGGTAACTTGGGAGAAGTCTGAGAGTTTCCCGAGCTGAAACAGTAGGGCAATCGGTGGCAGATTTGAAGGCGATTGGTTGGACAGATTGCAGAATCAGAGAAGGCGATTGGTAGGGGTGTCTCCCCCATAGTCTGCCGGAGGGTTGCCGGTTATGTAGTAGCCCCTCCTATTCCGTATGAATACAGCCCAAACTTATCCACATTGTTATCCACAGGCTGTGGACAGTGCTGTGGATGGCTGACAACGAGGTCGGGCGCGCCAAAAACACCAACCGGTCATATTAAAAAAACAGGCGCGTGGGACACATACTCCCCACAAAAATATATTTGCTAAAGTGAAAGTGGATCTGACCTGCGGTTATACTGTATGTGTTACACATCACATTCTAAAAACGCGAACCGCGTTATTTTTCGCGCCTTATATATAGTAGGGGAGTAAAACGGGGAAGTGGTCCGGTTTACGACCCGTACGCTTCGGGTGAAACCCTTCGCGTAGCCCCCTAGGGCGAAGCGCCCAGTACCACTAAATGCGGGATAGGTCTATCTAAAGATAGATCACTAGTAT